TATATAAAAATTTAATGAATCTGTGTGAAAGCTCAGAAGTTGCAAAATTCTTTTATAAAGATTTTACTGGTCCTATGGATGGCAAGTTCAGAGTGTTTTCATATCACTATGCAAGCTACAGTGAGTGGTTAAAACCAGATGCTCTTGAGTGCCGGGGCATCATGTTTGAAATGGATGGTGATACTCCAATTCGAATTGCTTCTCGTCCAATGGAAAAATTCTTTAACTTGAATGAAAACCCGATGACAATGGGAATTGATATTAGTGATGTAGAATACATTATGGATAAGGCTGATGGCTCTCTAGTGTCATCTTATGTTGATGATGGGTATCTATATCTTAAATCAAAAACATCTCTCTACAGTGACCAGGCAAGACAAGCTTCAGCTTTGCTTAACAGCGAAGAATATTCTTCGCTTCATCAGGTTATTCTTGAGCTAGCGCTAGATGGTTATACGGTAAACATGGAATTTGTTTCACCTAATAATCGTGTTGTTTTAGCATATCAGGAGCCACAGCTGTTTGTGTTAAACGTCCGTGATAACGCAACCGGCGAGTATGTTAAGTATGATGATTTGTACGCTAATGCTAAAATTCGTCCTTATTTAATTAATGCTTACGGAATTTCTGACCCTACTACCTGGGTTGAAGGAGTTCGTGCGCTTGAAGGCGTAGAAGGATACATTGCAGTTCTAAACACTGGGCAGCGATTTAAGGTTAAAACCGAATGGTATTCTGCTCTTCATCACACTAAAGACTCAATAACGTCAAATGAAAGATTGTTTGCGTCTGTTGTATCTGCAAACTCTGATGACTTGCGTTCTCTTTTTGCTGGAGATGAATACGCAATTAAGAAAATTTCTGCATTTGAGCAAGCTTATCTAGATTACCTCGGAAAGTCACTTGAGCTATGTCAGTCGTTCTACGATGAATACAGAGGCCGTGCTCGTAAAGACTACGCTATTGCTGCGCAGAAAGCCACGGTTAATCAGCGTCATCTTTTTGGTGTTATCATGAACATGTACGAAGGAACTGTAGATGTTGATAAACTGCTTAAAGACCTCGAAAAAGTGTTCTTGAAGTACTGGGCTGGATATGTTCCAAAAGAGTACGAAAAAGAAATTGAAATTTCTGAAGAATAGTTGTTTACATCCTCATCAAGGTGTGATACTATAGACTTACACCAACTGATGAGGATAATGAAATGGATATGCAAGCAATTACTTTAGATATGGTTGTTAACAAATATGGTACTCATTCTGACGGGATTTTTGTGTGGAATGGCACCAAGAAAGTGGGATTCGTCACTGACCTACGAACGCATATGGCACGCAAGGAAGCTGCTCGTAAGAAGCAAAAAGAGTACACTAATCGTGTGAACGAGCAGCGTGCCGAAGCCTTGCCTGAAGCCGTAGATGAAATGATTGATTTCCTAGATAATCATCTCGCGAAGTATGGTGCAGAGGTGTTTAAAAACATCACTCAACCAAACGTTCATGCCAACGGATGCAAATGCTATGTAATCGTTGACCCGATTTATGGCAAACATCGTCTTGGCATTATGCATCGCGAGCTGAATTATTCCGAGATGGCAGAATATGTAGAAGCTTGCTTCAAGTGTTCTCCTTCGGAAAGTTCTGATCGTCACATCCTCATTTCGGGATTATCCCGTGATGATATTGTAGAGGTTATCCTTAAACTATGCTCAAAATAAACACAACCTGGTTGTTGATTGGTGTGTTAGCGTTATCCGCCGGAGGATTGAAGTATCTTTCATGGCGGGTAGAAAATCTTAAAGCTGACCTCAAAGTCGTCCAAGATGAATCTGATCGACAAGCAAAAGAAATAGAAAATATCGGTGTTTCTATAAAAAATCTGCAGACAACCTATAAAGGCTATCAGGAAAATCGAGCTGCGCGTGATACTTCTAATGCTAAAATGAATAAAGATGCTAAGCGTGGAAATGTAGTTGCAGCTAAACCTGGATTAGTTGAAAAACAGATTAACGCAAGCTTCAATAAGTTTGCAGAAGATATCCAGGAGGCTACCAGATGAAACGAAGTCTATTAGCCATGGGTATTATCAGCTTACTTGCTGGATGCTCTTCTAGTGCACCAGATGTCCCGGTTTTACATCCTGATTGGCCAGACCCAATACAAAAATGGGAAGGACACTGGGAAGTAAAAGTAATTGATGGCAAAGCCTGGGTAGGTATGCCATTTGAAGAGTCGCAAGAGTATCGCATCTGGATGAATGACATTTTACGTTATACTAAAGATGCTAACGGAATGATATGTTATTATCGTTCTGACCTTAAAGAACCTCGTTGCGTTAAGTAAACTAAATAAGAGGAAAATATTATGGAACCGTCACACTTCTATTCATACTTTGTGAAAGATGCATCACATCTTTCAGCAATCAAAAAGACACAACTCAGGAATATGCTAGCCGTTGGGTCATGTCATTTAACTCCTCTTTCCAAGAAAGCTACTGTTATACCAGAAAATATTTCTAATGGATATGTTTATACAGTCCGTGTTAGTGTGCCTGGTGCTTTAAAAGAAAGAGTATTTGAGCTTAATGACCAAACACGAATTTCGTTTGATGTGTGGTTTAAACTATTCATGGTAGAATTCATGTATCCCGATTTCTTGGAGTTTGTCAAGCGTAAAGAGGCACTGAAGGAAGCAATTTCTGAATTGGAAGATGCCTCAATTGAATTCGGTAAGGCACTCCAATTTGTAGAAAGTGGCGGTGTAGAGCAAGATGAAGTTAACAATTTTTTGAAGAAATACGGAAAGCGTCGTTCATTGGCCCATCGTAATCTTTCTAAAATGGTGATGTAGTGAATCAAGAACAGTACGAAACACTTAAAGGGTTAATTGCTGAAAATGAATTGGCGTGCATCGTGTTTGGACGGGCCGCTGAAAATTATGACAAAAATGATATACTGTCGATGAATAAGCCATTGCGAGCAATTAAAGAAAAATATCGTGCTAATTGGGGTGAAAAGTCTAAGGCTCTTCATGATTTTATTGACACTCTTAAGGATGTATAATGAAAAAATTGGTTTTGACACAAGGAGCTCCAGGCTCTGGTAAAACAACTTGGGCCAATGAATATGTAGCAGCTAATCCAGGCTGGTATGTTTTGTCTCGCGATGATTTGCGTGAAGGCATCTTTGGTCTTGACAAACGTAATGATTACAAATATTCTAAGCTTCGTGAGAAGTCTGTATCTGTATGCCAGTTTTCTATGGCGAAGACTCTACTCGAGATGGAAACCACTAAAGGTGTAATCATTGCCGATACTAACCTTAATCCAACGACTATTAAGAAATGGCAAGAGTTGTCATATGAATTCGACGATGTCATGTGGGAAATTAAACGCTTTGACGTTCCTTGGACTGAATTGATTAAGCGTAACCTCTATCGTGGCGCGAATGCAGTTCCTATTGAAGTGCTTCGTAGCTTCTACTCCAAGATGCATCCATATGATTTGTACATTCCAGATGAATCATTGCCAAAAGCAGTTATCTTTGACCTTGACGGCACGTTAGCAGATAACAATCATCGTTCTCCTTATGACTTGGCCAAATGTGGTAAAGACCATCCAAAGGAAATGGTAATTGAATTTCTTAAAATGCTTCGTAACAAAGGATATAAAATTCTTACCGTTTCTGGTAGAGAGTCTGGTACTAAAGAAGACCCTACTGTTTATCAACGCATTACGAAGAAATGGTTGTTGGACCATGTTGGCGAAACAGGCGAACACTTCCAACGTAAGCAAGGCGATTCACGCAAAGACGATGTGGTAAAAGAAGAAATCTTCTGGGACCGAATTGCTGATCGTTATAATGTCAAACTTGCAGTAGATGACAGGGCGCAGGTAGTTTAAATGTGGCGTCGTATTGGTGTTGAATGCTGGCAAGTAGCCCATGGTGATTTTTAGAGGAAAGTATGATGTTTCCAAAGTATTCTGAAGTAGTAAAAGTATCATTTACGCAAGTTGTTGCTAATCATTTAACAGATGAGTTTACTCCATCTGAAGTAGCCAAAATGCATGCAGAGTTTTTATCTGCCATGAATGCACTTATTCCAAACGGCGAAGTTATTAAATTTTCTATTGACCGGTCAGGCGGTTCATCTGAAGTTAAAATTTCTTGTGGCGAAGGTGAACACGATTGGTTTATCGTTGGAATTATTGCTAATTTTGAAACCCAACAGGTTGAGACTTATGTTGTCTGACGCTAAATTTTCATATGATGAATTTATTTCGAAGGTTAAAATCTTCGCGCAGGAAGTAGCAAACCGGGTTCCTGGAAGTAAAGTGACTCTCCGACGAGAGTCATCCTTTAACTATGTTGATGCTTATATCATTACAGTTAATAATGGAAAGAGCAATCAACACACTCAATTGGCTTTAACCGGAACAGGCCAAGTTGAAATGACTAACATTTTAGGACATATCTAATGACTTTACGTGAGGCTGTAGAAGCTCTTTTAATTGAACATGCTCGTGGAATTAGGGCAGAAATTAGCCAAAATGGTATTCGTCTAATTAATGCTGTTATTGGTTCTGACCAAGGTGTTTGGTCAATTCCACGCGAAGAATATGATGCTATTTTGTACAGTAACGTTGTTGTTAAGGAAGGCCAACCTCTTTATGGCTATGTCTTTTCCGATGTTCTTGAACGAGGAAACCATCCGTTTCCAGATGGCACAGGTATTCGTACTTCTCGAGTAGAGAGTTTTGCTTCTCCTACCGACGAGTTAAAATTGGTTAAAACAAATAACACAACTTATCTGGTGATTTAAATGAAAGCGTCGACAGTACTACAAATTGCGTATCTCGTATCTCAAGAGTCAAAATGCTGCTCGTGGAAAGTCGGCGCAGTAATTGAAAAGAATGGACGAATTATTTCTACTGGCTATAACGGTTCACCTTCTGGTGGTGTGAACTGTTGTGACCATGCGGCAGAACAAGGTTGGATTGGTGAAATTCCTTACAAATCTACGGGATTGCGTCAAGACGGATTCCAAGTCAAAAAGGTCGGATTGCTCAAAGAACATCGAGCAGCCCACTCTGCATGGTCTAAAGTCAATGAAATCCATGCTGAGCTTAATGCTATTCTTTTTGCTGCCCGGAACGGCAGTAGTATTGATGGAGCAACAATGTATGTCACACTGTCTCCATGTCCAGATTGTGCAAAAGCCATCGCTCAGTCTGGTATTAAAAAATTAGTATACTGTGAAACATACGACAAGAACGAACCCGGTTGGGACGATATTCTTCGTTCTGCTGGAATCGAGGTGTTCAATGTTCCAAAACGCAATTTGGATAAGTTGAACTGGTATAACATTAAAGAATTCTGCGGAATTGAATAAGAGAAAACTATGAAACTGACTACTGAACAAAACATCCATATCCGTGAAACGCTTAAAGCTGTGCTGAGTATGGGTGAATCCCAGATTGTGTTTGAAAAAGCTGATGGCACTATTCGTACTCTGCGCTGTACTCGTGATAAAGATATTATTCCATCTGATTTGGTAGAAAGTACTACTAAATCTGCCCGGGCAGAAAGCACTACTTCACTTCCAGTATATGATACCGAGAAAGAAGGTTGGCGCTCATTTGCCTTTGATAAACTGATCTCGGTAAATGGTATGAAAGTTGAGCATCTGCTGCAGATGATCGGTAAGTAATTTGCTTTAAACTGACCATGTTAATATAACTACATGGTCAAACAATAAAGGTAACACATGGAACTTCCAATTAAAGCTCTAGGCGAGTATGTAATTCTCGTATCTGAACCTGCACAGCAAGGTGATGAAATTGTTTCTCCTTCCGGTATTATTCTTGGAAAAGAAGAACAAGGACAACTGCCGGATATGTGTGAAATCTATTCTATCGGTGATGATGTACCGAAAGGATTTGTTGAGGTCGGTGATTTGACTCCACTGCCTGTTGGTAATATCAGAAACGTACCTCATCCGTTAGTAGCGGCAGGTGTGAAGAAACCTAAAGAAATTCGGCAGAAGTTTGTGACTTGTCATTATAAGTCCCTTGCATGCG